CTATTCATTCATCAGCTCATCGGGAATGTCTACCTCATCGCCAAGCTTTGCAGCTACTACAGCGCGGCAGATAGCGATTTGTGGTGTGCTGCCAAATCCCTCTAACATTTCTTCATTTTCTGAAAATCTTGCCATCCACTCAGTTCTGTCAGACGAGGCAGGGGTAATAGTCATTCCAAATCTGGCTATCATTGCCCCGCACTGAGACCATGCCACAGAAGGCTGAATAATCACGTATGCATCCATCTCCATGTCGTAAGAAACAAAGCGCCCTTCATGCATCATGACTGGAAAATTGGAGGCTTTTATAACCGCCCAATCCAGCGCCTTGCCGCTAAGCTCTGATGTTTTTACTTTCATACAATATCTCTCAAATAAAATAGTCTGCCGGTTCGCCATGGCTGGCGGCGGCCTCGTTTGCTTCACGGCGCAGGCTCAGAAACTGCCCGACAGGATCCCAGCTATTCAGGATGCTATCGAGAGCCGATTGGCTGTGACGTGTCACAAGCCTTTTCTTTAGCAATAACGCGCAACCGCGAATATTCGCCCTGGTGGGCCCGGCCAGTTTCATGCACAGGCACATGGTGATTAGCAGATCGGCATATTCATGGGCGGCGGCTGCCAGCATCACAGGGTCCATGCGCTGCTGCATTTCAGGCAACTGGTGTTTCAGGCTCATTGCGGATCTTCCCATGGTTATCAGATGGTGCCAGCGGCGCGTTGCGCAGCACGGCGGTTAACAGTGCTAATGCTGAGCACTCAGGCAGTAACGCAGGCGCGTTCCCTATACCGCCAGCACGCATTACGCTTTCTTGCTCATAGCGTTCGGCTTCATGTCGGGTCATGCTGCTTTCACCTCTCTGCTAACAGTTCCCGGGATCAACTGCACCGCCGGCGATTCGCACTGGTTTCCCCAGGTGTCGAAGCCATGCGACGACTGGCGCGCGAAAAGTTCAATTCGCGGTACGTCGCCAAGCAGTTGCACCAGTTTCTCGCGAACGCAATCCGGCTTCTGCGAATGAGCCAGGCGCGGCGCGGTGAATGACTGAATGATCCCGGCATTTAGGCGCGGAGGAAGGTTACCTTTAACTGCAAACAGGCAATCTTCACTGTTCGCCCTGGTCATGTGGCCCATTCCCATAACGAGTTTGTCGGCCTGGCGGCTGCCGCATTTGTTCCAGGTGAAGCCTTTCATTGTCATCAGGCGAAAACCCCACGCTTCGACAACTTTCAGCGCTTCTACCGGCTGTGTTGGCACCCACCACATCGCTAACAGACAGCTTTCGGCGGCCAGCTCCCAAACCGGCAAGCGGCAGATATCCAGCACGCTCATAACCGGGTATTTAAACGCGGCGCCGCGCTCTCCGTCTGCTGCTTTGTCACGGTATACCCAAGGCGGATCAGCATAGATAAGAGTGTATTTATCGGTCATGCTGCCACCTTCTTACCGTTTAATTCTTCAGCCAGGCGCTGGGCTTTCAGTGGGTTTCGAATCACGCGGCCGCCCGGGGCAATCCATCCGTGTTTTTGCTCCGAGTAAACCATGATGATGCGGCCTACGCGGATGTTGTCTTTTGCGTTAGTCATAGATCACCCCGCACGTTGCACAAACGCCTGAGTAATCACCGCGGCGCAGGCCATTGCTTTTGGTGATGCACTGATCGCGGCGGATAGCGATCCGCGCACGTTCCACTTCGCCAACAGCAACATCCAAGCATTCAAGCCACAGACGCGCAGCAATACGGTACTGGCCTTGCCGCTCACGGCTCAGCGCTTTCTTCTCGATCTCCATCGCTGCCGGGCTAGTGGCTATCACCTTTTCCACGCGTCGCTGTGACGCGTAGTCCTGGTGATATCTTTGCATCTTCACTGACTGGCTCATTTCAACCACCCTTCTGTTGTGAGGATGACGCCCAGCAATGTCAGCCAGGCGAATACTGTGGCCAGATAAACGTACCAACCTGACCAGCGTTTCCAGTGGCGGGTTAGCGTTCTCATGCTGCGCTACTCACCGGGCGGTACTTCCGAAGCTCAACCGGGGGCTTTTTTCCGGTGTAAACCTCAGGGCTTTCCGCCTTGCGCTTATCAAGCCACTGCTCTACTTCTTCCTGAGTCCAGGCGCAGCGCTTATCGGTGATGTACCAGCGCTTAGGGAAATTACCTTCCTGCTCAAGTCGGTCAATCGTGCTCCACGACAGTGGCACCACCGCCAGGAGTTCCTTTTTGCCTAATGCACCTTTCATAGATACCTCTCTTTGGTTTAAGTGCGGCGCACGCGGCGCCGCGGTGGTGTTACATCGGAACGTCTGTTAACTCATCGCGTCGGATGGTGTAGACGTCAGTGGCCTTTGCCAGGCGGTCATCATCATTGACCAGGTGCTTCGCTACGTATTTGTAGGCCTTGTCCAGGTCTGCCACGGTGTTGTAGCGCATTGCCGCATCGCAAAACGCGCTCAGGATTTCTTCCGGATCCCGGTCGTCTGCTGGCTTTTTAGTTTCTTCCTGCTTCTGCTCAGGTTTCGCATTGATCAGCTTGTTCATACCGGATGCAGTGGCAGGAGGTGGAGTAACATCACGCTCAACGCGCGGTGCCGCCTCCTGTAGTTCGTCAGGGGTGTAAACACCCATGATTACGTCAGGACAGTGCAGGCGTGACCAGCGCTTGGTTGCCAGGTATGCAAGCTGTTGTTTAGGATCGCTCGCCCAAAGTGTTGAGTTTCGAACCTGGGCTTGAGACAGGAGCAATTCCAGAACGCGCGGTTCATCTTCACCCTTCATCGTTGCCCATACACGTACGCCACATCCCGCTTCATCTTTCAATGTCCACGCCGGTGCAATGTAGGTGTTGCCCTTCTGGGATGTTTTCTCTACAAACTTGCCGATCACGTTCTCCCATGGGCCAAACCACTCATAGTTGATACGGTCTTTTGTTGGTGACATGGTGGTAATCACTGCGTTGACCAATTGAGCTTCATAGCCCAGGGTTCCGCTGACAACGTGTGTTTTCTGGGCTACGGCGAACGGGTTCATACCCCACTGAGCAGCCTGCATTGCCACTGCCATGCAATCAGCAGGCTTTCCGGCGAGGTGAGCCGGTACTGTCACTCGGCTTTGAGACATAACCTCGGCAAACTTCATCAACTGGTTCAAACCCTCAGGGCTAAAAATGGTGGCAGCGGTTCCAGCGATAGCTGTATCTACTGGCGAATTCATAGTTGCGATTTCGTTGCTCATACGTACATGTCCTGTTTACGAGCCCACTCAGGGCGTTTAATGGTTTCCACGCCGCCCCATTCATCTGAAATGCGGCACTGGTGATAGGTGTTCAGATCCCGGCGGAACAACGCGTGCCCGGCGTCGATATCCGGCGCATCCAGTTCAAACACGCGCACCGGGTAGCGACCGCAGTCGATGGTCTCGCTTACGGCGATAAAGAAGAAACCAGGGGATTCGCCTGTTACCTGCTTAAAGCCCTCACGGTAGAAAGCGTCCTGTACGTGATAACGGAACTCTTCTACGTGGCGCGAAAAGCGATCCATATCGGCAACTTTTTTCACATCCACGATTACCGGGTGCTGGCTCAGATAGCGGTCGGGACGGATCCGACAAAGCTCACCCGTCTCCTGGTCATTCCAGTACATTGATGCTTCGCAATAGCCGTCCTGCTCAAGCATCCAGCGCGCCGCCGGGTGGGCCAGGGCGCTCTCGCGCATTAGCTGCAGTTTGCGACCTTGCTCTGCGTCCATTACCGTCATGCCCATACCTTCAACATCACGCAGGAAGGCGGCTTCATCCTCTTTACCGGCGGTGGTTCTACGGTTGAACTGAGGTGCCACGATGAATCGCTTATCGAATTCATCCGGCTCAAGAAGCAGGCAGTGCAGGGCGGTTCCCATGTCCAGCGCTTTCAGTTTTTCTGTATCGACTGGCGCTGATTTCTGCCACTGGAGAAGCGCTGGGTTCAGCGCCACCATATCGAGCTGGGACTTACTCACGCCGCCCCCGGCGTGGTAGTCCTCGTTGCTAATGTCGAAATAGATGCCTGGTTTCATGCTGCATCCCTCGCACTGTCGATTTTGTCGGCCAGGTCGTAACGGGCGGCGATCCCTGAAAGTTCGCGCATCATTGCGCCCAGGGTTTCTTCGAATTCGATATCGTCGAACACCATTGCAATCACTTCGCGGCGGATGCCTAAACCTTCCCAGCGCTGGCGTAAAACGTCCTGGATCTGGTAGTTCTTTACCGCCTGATCCAACTCTTCCTGACGCGCATCAACCTCTTTAGTGGCGCCATAGTCTTTGTCGAAACCGGCCATGATTTTTTTCAGCCGCTGAATCTGTGAAAAAGTCATCACTTCACCTCACCCATTTCATTGGCCGCATTGCAGGCCTCTCTGGTTACAAACGCCCACTCGATGCCGTCGCGCAGGCTCTTAAACTTCCAACTCATCAGCCCGGAAACCGTGATGCAGTACCATCCGTTAATGATTTTCCATTGCATGATCGTTACTCTTCGTTGTTACCGATAGGGTAATAATTATGCGTATGTGATTTGATGTCAATAGGTATGAACGTAAAAAATTACCTTATTGGTAACAATGAAGGCAATAAAAAAGCCGCTCAATGGCGGCTTAGTTTCTGAATTTAAAGGTTATTGGTCCTGATTTTTACCGTTCTGGATCATCACAAAGTCTATAAAACTTTCAACCTTGTCTTTTTCGCTTTTAGGTAACAATGCGTAACGTGAGCGGTCGTATTTAATCACGCCCGGGTCGTCAGGCGGTATCAGCAGTTCATAACCACGACGACCGAACGCCGCGGCGATTGCGTCCAGGTTCGCAATGGTGATCGAAACCTCGTTGCGAAGCATCCTGTTGATTGAAGACTGGCTGATGCCTGATGCTTCTGCCAGTCTCTGCTGTGATGACAGTTCACGATTTTCACTCATCCACGCACGAAGGTTATGGGCGGCCAGCTCGCACGCGTCGCCAGTGTCCACTTTGCTTTCCTCTTCACGAATGGAAAGGCTGCGGTCGATGTCCAGCCAGTTTGTTGGTTTATTGGCAGCTTTCTCAATTTTGCGCGCTGACTGATCGCCAATAATCTTCTTCCCATTCGCCCAACGGTTAATCAGGTTGGGTTGCGTCACCATTCTTTCCGCCAGGCGAGACTGTACGCCGTTAAACTCACGGTCAATTACGTCTTTCAGGTTTTCGCGGCGAACGTCGTGGATGCTTTTCATGTCAGAAAGTTATTTCTCGGATGTGAATCAATTGGTGATTCAATTTAAAGCGATTTTACCTGTGGGGTAAATGCACCTGAAAGGTAACAAACCTTGATTTTTATTACCTGATGGGTGAATATTTATTATCTGAAATGAATATCAGGCAATAGTCATGAACGAGAACACTCAATTCGATTTCAAGAAGCACTGGCTGGCATTAACGCCTGATGAGCGTGAAGCGTTCGCAGACGAGGCCGGGACCACCAGTCATTACATCCAGACCCACCTGACAGGAAAGCGGAAATTACCCGGTAAGCGACTGATGGATGGGCTTTTTAAGGCTGCCCGTTCTCACGGATGGGTTAAAACCAAGCCCGAGCTTGCCACGTTTTTCTACTCCTGATCTCCCCTTAATCGCACATAAGGCCGCCTTGTGGCGGTCTTTTCATATCTATTGATACCGTAAAGGTAATAATTATCCGTTTGTGGTTGATCTTTTTTTGCTGCAAGACAAAAATAGCCAATACCAATAGCAAAAAAGGAGGCGCTAAAACGTGAAAATCATCACCCGCATGGCCGCCGCTAAGCTTGGCCTGAACAAGTATTACACCGGAAAGCCATGTCGAAACGGTCATAAATCCGAGCGTTACGTGTTGAGCTGCACCTGTGTTCAGTGTGCGCTGGAAAGCGCCAACAAACACCGTAACGAATTTACCTCAGCCCTTCGTGCTGCCCAGGAAGCAACATGAACATCTATCAACGTATCAATGGCGCTGACTGGCGCAATGTCTTTGTCGTGGGCGATCTGCACGGTTGCTACACGCTACTGATAACGGAACTGGACCGCATTGAATTCGACCCGGCACGTGACCTGCTTATCTCGGTTGGTGATCTCATCGACCGTGGTGCCGAAAACGTCGAATGTCTGGACCTGATTAATCAACCCTGGTTCAGGGCGGTACGCGGCAACCATGAGCAGATGATGATTGATGGCCTTTCCCAGCATGGCAACGTAAACCATTGGATTGCTAATGGCGGCGACTGGTTCTTTTATCTCGATTACGACAAAGAGGTTCTTGCGAAAGCGCTGGCGCACAAAGTGGCTGAGCTGCCGCTGATCATCGAGCTGGTGACCGGTGATAAAAAGTACGTCATCTGTCACGCCGATTACCCGCACGACGAATATGAATTCGATAAGCCCGTCGATGCACAGCAGGTGATATGGAACCGCGAGCGCATTTCCGATTCACAAGACGGCCTGGCGAAAGAAATAAAAGGCGCTGACTTGTTTATCTTCGGTCACACTCCGGCGCGCATGCCGCTGCGCCACGCGAACCAGTATTACATCGACACAGGTGCCGTATTTTGCGGAAACCTGACCATTCACCAATTACAGAATGGGAACGCTTATGGCAACTGACAATTTCTACCAAGTTGGCTGGATGTTAATGCTGGCCGTAATCCTGGTTCAGGACTTGATCTATAGCCTAACGAGGGGGAGAGATGGCCGGTGACTGGATAAAAATGCGCGCGGACCTGCACACGCATCCGAAAGTTGTCCGCATGGCGTCCGCATTGAAAGCGGACAGATTGCGGATAGTTGGCGGACTACATTCCGCATGGTGTCTTTTTGATGTCCACTCTGTTGACGGTTTTCTTGACGGATACAGCGCGGACACACTCGACGACCTGATCGGCTTTCCGGGATTTTCACGGGCAATGATGGCTGTCGGATGGCTTGAAGAAAATGGCGAAAGCCTAGTAATGCCGCGCTTTGAAGCCCATAACGGACAGTCTGCCAAGCGTCGTGCGCAGGACGCAGACAGGAAGAGAAACGTCCGCAAAATGTCCGCATCAGAAGCGGACAAAAAGCGGACCAGAGAAGAGAAGAGAAGAGAAGATATAAAAGATAAACCCCACACAGAGAGCGAACGTAATTTGCCTGTGGATAACTCTGGTAGCGGATGCGACCCGGAACCGCATGCACACAACGCCGTGCTGAATGGATATGTCCCACCAGGCGGAACCGGATCGCAGGATAAATTCGCTATGAGCGAGGACTGGCAACCAGATAATGATTTCCTGCGCCGCGCAGCGTTGTGGGGGGTAAACCTGGCCGGGGATGTGACACCTGAAGAACTCGCTGATTTCGTGACGTACTGGAAAGCAGAGGGTAAGGCGTTTCATCACGATCAGTGGATGCAAAAGCTGGCGCGCAGTGTTCAGCAGTCAAGAGCGCATAAGCAGCCAGCAGGAGTGTCAAGACGCCAGGATAAGGCGTTTAAGTCGTGCCATTCGTCAGAGGACTACAGCGGCATACCGGACGGCTTTACCGGATAGAATGCCAGCGGCGCGGGAGCGCATTTTTTTACGATGTGATTATTACCTGCAAGGTAAAAAATAATGCGCATAACTATTGAAATTAATTCGTATGTGGTTTTAAATTACCCAAGAGGTAAAGCATGGTGATTTTAGGGATAGACCCTGGATGCAGCGGCGCTCTTGTTCTCATCACAGAGCAGGGCGGGTACATCGACCACCTGAACATGCCAACCATAAAAGTCGGCACAAAGTCCAGGGTAAACGGCGCAGCCGCAGCCGCATGGCTCAGGAAATACCAAATCAACGAGGCATTTCTGGAACAGGTCGGCGCCATGCCGGGGCAGGGAACGGCCAGCATGTTCACCTTTGGTCACGCAGCTGGCGTTGCTGAGGGGTTACTACAGGGGCTGAACATCCCCTACACGCTGGTTACGCCACAGGCCTGGAAGAAGGCGGCAGGGTTGATTGGCAGTGACAAGGATGCGGCACGCAGCCGGGCAATTCAGCTTTATCCCGAACTGCGATTTCTTGACGCAAAAGCCAAAGGGCAGGCGATCGCTGATGCGCTGCTAATAGCGAGATTTGGAAGTGGCATCAAATAACGATCCTTTTTGATATCAGCGTAATCAATAACTTATACGGGTAAGCGGGGGTAATGATGGGTGACAAAACTAAACATCTGGTTCGTGTCGGACACGAATTTGCGGCGGCTATGAGTGATGACACGCCGATCATCACGATTGCGAAGATGGTGACCGAGCTTGCATCGGCGCTGGACGTGCAGACTGCGCGTAGTGATGCGCTGGCGGCAGCACTCAAAGCGTCAGAAGCAAACGACGCTGACGCACGTTGCCATGTTGCTGAACTGGAAGAAAAGTGCGCGGCGCTGGCGGCGAAGCTGAGCGATGTATGTGCTGAGAATGCGGCGCTGCGGGAATACCGCCCACAACCGAGCGGTGCGGCGATGATGGAGGCTCTTGATGCCTTCTATGAGTACCACGAAGATGTGCCAGAGCATGGGATGATGGCAGCCTTTGAAATACTTTGCTGCAAGCGACCAGAAACCCCGACTACGGACGCATGGGTGAACGAACAGCGTGACGCAATTCTTGACGCGACTTTCGAGGCAGCAAAACAGGAAGTCGAGCGTCGTTTCGGCAGAACATTCCAGGATTGCGCATGGCTCGCCAGACGCAATAGCGATACTCAGATGAAGGGCGCAGTGGAAATGGCCGAGTGGGTTGAATTGTACGCAGCACAGCTTCGCGGGAGCCAGGTATGAGCTACCGAAAAATAGTCAATCGTATGCGGAAAGCCCAGCGTGTTAGCGCATCAAAAATGCTACAGCTTAGCGAAGTCGGCATGGTCGGACAAAAGGGAATGAGGGATGTGGATATTCACAATATCTGCGTTGATGCCTACAACGTACACGTTGGTATCTGGAACCAGTTGCAGCGCTACATCAACCAGTTAACTCATAAGCCGGGTAAAGGCGGTGTGAAATGACACTTACAGCAGAACAACTGGCGCAACTGCGCGAAGTGGCGGCAAATTTGAAAGATGTTGCGCGGCATTCTGTAGACGGCTACGGGCGTCAGGATATTCACTATAACGACCCGGAGGGGGAGTTTGTTTTTTACAGCGATTACGCAACGCTGCTTGATGAACTGGAGCGGAAAGATAAGCGCATCGCCGAACTGGAGCGACACGAATATTTCAGGATTAGGCAGAACGTGATTGATGGATTGGCGTCCAGCGGGGAATCGTGGGACGACATCCAGGAGTACATGCAGAAATGGGACGCAGAATCTGCGGGCGATGGCATCAATTTAACGGTGGAGGGGTGAGGGATATGAAGATGGGCGACCATATGGAACCTGTTATCGAGCTGCTCGAAGAACTGAACGGCAACGACACAGATGCCAAGTTAAAACTTCTTTCGCTGGTTATAGCTGAGCACATGCTGAAGGCTGATGTTACCGGATTTGAAGTGACCGCTGGAAAAATGACAGTGGCTGTCGATATCAGTCTGGAGGATAAACCATGACAATCAACGAACGCGTGCCACCAAAACGGCTCGCTGAAATCATCGCCCGCGCTGAGGTCTGCGACGATTCCGTGCTGACCGATTATCGCGATATAGAGTCAATAGCCCGCGAGCTACAGCAGTACCGCGCCGCCGCTGAGCCTGTTTGTCCGAAATGCGGCGGAACAGGCATGGCAGATAGCGGTGGCTTTTATCCGTGGGGAGAGCCAATTTTTATTGAATGCGACTGTCACGCAGCACCACAGTTACCGCTGCCAGCGGTGGTTCCTGATGCGATAGAAATTGATGATGACTTTGATAGCGCGTTTGAACACGGAAAAGCTGTTGGCTGGAACGCCTGCCGCGCCGCATTGCTCGCAGCGCCAGCAGTACAGGCAGAGCAGTTGTCCGGCAATACCGAACAGGTAACCAAATGCTGGTGTCACACCTGCCGCCCGGTAACGATGACCGATATGCGATTCGTCGTGTGCCCTGAATGTGGAAACAAGCGCTGCCCTCACGCTAATGACCACAGGAACGCTTGCACCGGAAGTAATGAACCTGGACAGGAAGGCAGCGCATACCCCGACGCACCGAAGCAGGAGGCTGAATGATGCACACCGTAGAGTTGACTAACGCGGCGCTGGTATTTACCGACGCAGCAACCGGTCAGGGTTATCTTCGCGTTCTTAACGAGTGGGAAGCCAAACTGGTTTCTGCACAGCTTACAGCGCTGGATGAGGGTGAAATGAAAGCCATCCCTGTTCACCCGTTTGAGATTCGCAAGATGAAACCGGGCGGTGAGTGATGCCTGAATCAGCAACGAATACAGCCCGCTTCGGCGGGTTTCTTTTTGCCTGGAGATAACCAATGGAGACATACAGCATCACATTAGATGAGGCATGCGCCATGCTCGGCATATCCAGACCCACAGCAACAAACTGGATCAAGTCAGGAAGACTGCAGGCCACCCGCAAAGACCCCGCAAAACCAAAATCCCCCTACCTCACTACTCGCCAGGCTTGCATTGCGGCCCTCAACTCGCCGCTGCATACTGTTGCCGTGAGCGCGGGTGATGAACATAAAGAGGATCGAAAATGTCCATCTTCCGCAGAGGTGAAATATGGTACGCCTCGTACTCGCTCCCGGGCGGGAAGCGAATTAAGGAAAGCCTTGGGACTTCCGACAAGCGGCTCGCTAATGAGCTACATGACAAGCGCAAAGCTGAACTGTGGCGAGTAGAGCGGCTTGGGGATTTCCCGGACGTAACGTTTGATGATGCCTGCATGCGCTGGCTGGAAGAAAAAGCAGAGAAGAAGTCTCTCAAGGACGATCGTGGCCGGATGGCGTTCTGGCTGGCGCACTTTGAAGGAGTTCGGTTAAAGGATATCACTGAGCAAAAAATTTACTCTGCAGTCAGTCGGATGAGTAACAGGAAGCAACTGGAGATATGGAAAGCAAAAGCGGCTGCAGCGCAAAGGAATGGAGTGCCGGCACCGGAATACCAGGCGACACAGGTAACCACGTCAACCAAAGCAAAACATCTGGCGCTGATGAAGGCGATCCTTCGTGCTGCAGAAAGGGAATGGAAGTGGCTGGAGAAAGCGCCGGTTATCAAAATCCCTCAGGTAAGGAATAAGCGCGTCCGGTGGCTAGAAGTGGAAGAAGCAAAAAGGCTGATTGATGAATGCCCGGAACCCCTTAAATCGGTCGTCAGGTTTGCGCTGGCAACCGGCCTAAGGCGTTCGAACATCATCAATCTGGAATGGCAACAAATCGACATGCAGCGTCGTGTTGCCTGGGTAAACCCTGAGGACAGCAAATCCAACAGAGCCATTGGGGTGGCGCTGAACGATACGGCCTGCAGGGTGCTCAGGGAGCAGATAGGCAACCACAATAAATGGGTTTTTGTCCACCTTAAATCAGGCAACCGGCCGGACGGAACAAAAACACCAGAAGTCAGGAAAATGCGTGTTGATGACGGACGTGCATGGAATGCAGCCTGTCGTCGTGCAGGGATAGAGGATTTCAGGTTTCACGACCTGAGACACACGTGGGCCAGTTGGCTGATCCAGTCCGGCGTCCCGTTGTCTGTCCTGCAGGAAATGGGAGGATGGGAGTCTATTGAAATGGTGCGGCGTTATGCGCATCTGGCACCCAACCATTTAACCGAACATGCGCGGCAAATTGACTCAATTTTGGGGGTTTGTGTCCCAAATATGTCCCAATATGAAAATCAGGAGGAATTTAAAGAAGCGTAAGTGCCTGAAAACAAATGGCGCGCCCTGCAGGATTCGAACCTGCGACCCACGGCTTAGAAGGCCGTTGCTCTATCCGACTGAGCTAAGGGCGCCTGAAAGGCATTCCGCATTCAAAACCCTGTACAAAAAACAAGGCGGTGCGAAACGCGAGGAATTATACGGTGAGCACCTTACGAGTCAATGGCTTTTCCGCTGTATGCCTGCCTTTTGAGCATAAAGCGCTATTGGTGACTGACAGCAAGCCGCGCTTCTGACAAAATATCGCCATCCCCTCTCCTTTTAGACTACAGATGGAATCCTCTCTCTG